CTGAAGCTTCTATATACAGAGTGCCTTCTGCTTTATCTGCTTCTTTTGATGTTGAACCAAGTAATAAACCAGATGCTCCAAGAAATTTGAATTTAGTTAATAGTAATTCTGTTTCTTATGGATGGGAATTGACTTGGAATCATCCTAATGATTTTGCCGAATGGAGTGCATCTGGTTTTACAGTTAGTATTATTACATTTTATAACGGTGTTTCAACTCAAAACAGATTATTAACTCAAGGAGAAATCAATGCTTTAAAAGTTGTAGGTGCTGGAACTAAATCTGATTTATTTAGAGCTACTATTGTATATTCCAATAGATTTGGTAGTGGAACTCCTGCTTCTATTGATGAAATAACTTTATATTCTAATCCTTCTGCTCCAACAATTCATTTAGAAATGGTTATGGATGGACAAATTAAAATTAGAGTTGTTGACGGTGCTACTAATGGTTCTAATATTTTAAATTACACATTATATATTGGCCAAACTGTGGTTAATATGAGTAAAGATATTATTGATGGAAATGGAGGAACATTTACTTTCCCAGGTTTGACAAACGGTGTCAATTATTCAATTGCTTGTATAGCATCAAATATTTTTGGTTCTTCACCTTCTTCAAATGTAATAACTGCTATGCCAAATAAACCTGCTACTTTAACCGCTTCTGTTTCAGGAAAAAACGTTTTAATTAGTTATAATCCTAATGGTAGAGTTATTAAATCTTTAGTTGTTTTGGCTTATGATGATAGTTTAAATGAATCTGAAGAAATATTAAGATTTGTTGATTTAACACCTGCTCAAATGTCTGAAACATTAGCTGTTTTAGATTTAACTCAAGTTATGAATTTAAGCGGAGACATTAAAGGATGTTTTGTTGTGGCTTCTAATGATTATCAAACTTTGACATATAAATTTTAAATTAATTAATTTAACAATGACTTATAAACATATTTATATAATAATACATATTATTATATAAAAAATGTTAGACGAAGAAAATATTAACTTAACACCTTCTACAAGTGTTAAACAATTATGTTTAAAAGACATAGAAAATAATAATAACGAATGGACATATGACATTGAAGAAATATTAGAAAAAATACGTAAAAATTCTATTATACTTTCACACCATCATAAAAAATATTATACCCATTTGAAGGAGAAAATTAAAGGTTTTAGAATACCTATTATTATTTTAGGTTCAATTAACACTGTTTTAAGTATTTCATTAGACAAGTATACAATTTGGGCTCCTATTATAATATGTTTAATAAATTTAATATTAACCATAATTAGTTCAGTTGAAATATTCTTAAATATACAAAAACAAATAGAAACCAATTATATTTTACAAAGAGACTTTTATATTTTGGGTATTAGTATTTATAAACAATTACAATTAAACAAAAATAACAGAAGTTTAAAAGGAATTGTATTTTTAAATAATTCATTTGACGAATATAACAGACTTTTTCAGTTATCAACATTACAAAACATTAAAGACAGTTTAACTCCTTTGGATAAAGAATTAGAAGAATATGAAAGTCCTAATTCTTCAACAATACATAATGAAACTAACATATAAATAAATTAATACTTAATAAATATAAATACTTATAATAGTTATTATATAATATTAACAACAATATGTATAATTTATCAGAAGCAATAGAAGACGAAGACATTTACGGTGAAGGACTGAAAGGAGGCAAAATAAATATTGCAAAAAAATTTAACAAATTTGGTAAACAAATTAATAAACAAGTAATTAACCCAACTGAAAAATTTATTAATACAACACTTCCTAAAGGAATCGCTGAAACCGGTGACAAAGTAGGGGACTATATAGAAACAGTAATTCAAGGACGTAATGACTATCCGCCAAAAGTAAGAGACTTAATCAAACAATACGGTAATAAAACAATTAAGTCAATAACAGCTGATAGAACCCCTGTCCCTGACGTATTAACAAATGCATTAAATATTGTTTCATTTGGTGCTTTTAAAAAACGTTTCAATAAGTTACCGTATGACAAATTATTTCATTTACGTTTAGACTTAATATTTTCAGACAATAGTAAATTGGCTGTAGAAAAAAATGAAGTTATTAATATGTATACAAATCCTAAACGTTTAAAAGGTTCGGAACAAATAGAAATAAATAATGTTCCATTAAACTTAACATTAAATTCATTATTAGAAGGCGGTAAAAAAATACAAGGTAGTAAGTTTTTTAATTATAGTGCTTACAATAACAATTGTCAAGACTTCATTATTGCATTATTAAAAGGTTCAAATATTGGAACAGAACAAAATTATAATTTCATTAAACAAAATACAGACTCATTATTTAAAGGCGACAGTTTCTTACGTAAATTTTCAAACACTGTAACTGATATTGGTGCAAAAGCCAATGAAATAACAACAGGAACAGGAATAGAGAATATATATAAAAATAAATTAAACAATATTAATAATATTAATAAAATGTCAAAATATTATCCAGATAGTGACTCTTCTGACAGTGAGCCAGATAGTGAAGACGAAAGAGACATTATAAACCATATTCATATTTTGAAAGGTAGAATTAAAAGACACAATGAAATGAAAGGCGGTAAAATTAAAATTGCAAAAGCATTTAAGAAATTAGGAAACATAGTCAAAGAAGGAATAAATAAAGAGGTTCCTGTTGTTACAGACTATGTTACTAAAAAGAAAGGCGGATTAGCTACAGATGTTATTAAGTATGGTATTCCTGCTACAAGTAGCGCATTATTAGGCGGATTAGCTACATATGCTACAGGAGGAAACCCTGTAGCAGGAGTTATGGCTTCGGCTTTAGGTTCAAAATTAGGTGCAATGGGAGCTGAAGAATTACAAAAGAAAACAGGAACAGGGTTACGTAAACGTAAAACAGGTAAATTATGTAGAACTAAAAATTCTTCATTAGAACAATTATTAAGTTCTAAAAGAGAAAGAGACGAAAAAGAACTGAAGAAAAACTTATTAGAAATGAGTAAAACAGTTAAAGAAGATTTGAAGGCTGTTAGAGGTGCATTAGGTGCAGGTATTAGAGTTAAAGGAAGTCAAGAAGCAAAAGAACATATGGCTAAAATTAGAGCAATGAAGGGAAAAAAGTAAATGAGAAGGAAAACTCGTTAAACCATAGTGAAATAAATGAATTAAATAAATTTAGTGATTATAAACAAGCGCAAAAGAAAACAAATGAATACTTTGGCAAACCTACAAAATTATATAAGTCAGACAAGCCAGATAAAAAATATTACGTTATTGACGACAACAACAAGAAGCATTATTTTGGCGCCTATGGTTATCTTGATTTTACTAAACACAAAGACGAAAAAAGAAGAGAAGCATATTTAAATAGAGCAACAAAAATAAAAGGTAATTGGAGAAATAATAAATATTCTTCTAATAATTTAGCTATTAATATTTTATGGTAATTATATATATACATTCTTTATATATAATTTAATATAAAGGTATAATTAATATATACAGTATATAAAAAGTAATATGAATTCAAATTTTCAATTAAGCAAACTTAAAACACTAAGTCCAAATGACGCTAAAGATTATATTACTCGTTACTTTGTCCCTCTTTCTAATGGTAACCACGCTATGCTTATAGACGGTGTTTATGTTATTAAAGACGACACTGAAATTAAACGCGCATATTTTAATAGAATACAAAAAGAATTGTATAATTATTATTTCAAAGACTTTACAGAAGTTAAAAATATTGTATACGAATTAAATAAACCTACATTTTTTGACGACAAAATTAACCTATGTCCTAAACCTAAATATACGTATGACAGTAATTACCAAGCTTCATTCGACACTGCAGAAAAATTAAACTTCTTGTTAAATTATATTAAAGAAATATTATGTTCAAATAAACAAGACTGTTTCGACTTCCTTATGAAATGGATTTCAAATATGTTAAAAGGAAATAAAAATAATAGTTGTTTATATTTAAAAGGTATACAAGGTTCCGGCAAGTCTTCATTATTTGTTTTCCTTTCAAATTATGTATTAGGCAAAAACTTATGTATTGAGACAGGAAGCGACCCAATAAGAACAAAATTTAACGAAATATTAGGAGGTAAACAATTAGTATGTATAGAAGAGTTAGAAAACTTTTCAAAAGCAGAATGGGAAAGTATAAGTTCAACTCTTAAACGTATGATAACGTCAGACAATATAACATTACAAAACAAATGCACAAAAGCATACGAAAGTAATAATATTAACAATTATATGTTATGTTCAAATAATGACGCAATTAAGGATGACGACGGAAGACGTTATTTTATACTTGACATTGCTACTCATAAAGTAGGAGACAGACAATATTATGACAAATTGTATAATGACTGTTTTAATGACGAAGTAGGAGAAGCATTTTTTAATTATGTTTATGCAATTCCAACAGAAAACTTTAACCCTCAAGCTTTTCCTATAACACAGTCTAAAATGGACTCATTAAGCAAACGTTTAGACATTGTATACAAATTTATTAAAGAAGAATATGTGTTAAAAAATGGAGACATTAATTGTTCAGCACAAGACTTATATACTGAATTTAAAATAACATATAGTAGCAAAATGACTAAAGAAGACTTTCACCGCAAACTGGCTGAAATAGGTTTTACCAAAACAAAGGAAAACGGTAAACTATGGTATAATATTCCTCACAAATTATTAATGAAAACTGCTAAGTCTAAATATTGGTTACACGAATTAGACGAATTCGAGGAAATAGAAGAATTAATCGAAGAAGTCAAAGAACATAAACCTATTACTATTAAAAAAACACCCTCCGTGAATAAAAATAGTAAAACTAATATTGACTTTGACATTGTTTAAACAATATTTATATATACACATACTATATATAAATATGAAATATTATATTTACCAAATAATAGACAAAAATAATAATGAAGAGTTTTATATTGGTTCTACAAATAACATAAGCGCGAGAAAGTCAAAACATAAGAAAACAACTAATAATAAAGTGTCTAAACGCTATTGGACAAAATTATATAAGTATATTAGAGAAAATGGAAATTGGGAATGTTTCGAAGTTATTATTTTAGAGTCAGGAGAATGTGACACAACATTATTTATGAGACAAAAAGAACAGGAATACATTAACAATATGAAACCTACTTTAAATACTATTTCGGCCTGTAAATAATATAAACAAATAATTACTATATATAGTATATAAATAATATGTCAGATAAAAAAGAAACCGAATATGAAATGTTAGTTAATACTGTCAATCCTCAAGCCATTAGTAAAATGGAAATGGCAGAATTTACAGGCCCAATTGAAATAACAGAATATGAGAAGGAAATGAATAAAAACTTTATTACTCCTGAGAAATTATTAGAAATGGAAAAACAAGAAAGTCAAACACAAAAACAAGAAACAGAAGAAGACAAAATTAAACAACAACAAAAAGACTTTATAACCAAAGTTAAAGTAGTAGCTTTGAGTAATATTGGTAAATTTCCGCTTTCAAACCCTTCATTTTTTAAAACAGCAGACAAACAAAAACTAATCCGTAAAATGAAAGAAATAATTGAAACAATGAATGAAGACGAAATAACAGCAGAATTTAACTTAATATGTAACGAAGAATTATTCGCCCCTGAATCTGACGTTTCAAACTATGTTATATATAACACTAACCAATAAATGTTATACATATATTTATTATAATTATATTATAATAAATATAAAAAGTAATTAGACTTAAATTACTATATTTAATTATTATGAGCGGACAACCTTATAAATACCATACTGACATTAACAAATTTAGAAGCGAATACATGGATGCTTTAAATTTACAAGCAGATATTAACAGTATGAATTTAGATGCAAATAAAAACTATAAGTCTACAGGACAACTGCCTGCTATTTCTCAAATGAAAGAAACCAGAACAACTTCAGAAATATTAGCAGATACTGAGAAACTTAAAATTGACTTAATAGCTTCAATAGCTAAAATTTCAAACTCTGCATTTGGACAATTAGTTGTCAACCGTTTAGTTAAAAACAGTTTAAACAGTGACAATAGGTTATTAATATTTACTGCACAAAGAATTGACGACATTACGGAAAACCTTAAGAAAATATACAAATACGGTATTAAAGGAGATGAAAATGACGCCGAACAATTTGTTAATTATATTACTCGTATGTATACAGATAAAAACGCATTTGTCTCACAAACCAAAGCATTTATGGATAGCAGAGGAGTTAGAACAGTTTCACAAATTGGCGGAGCATTTGCACCAATATATAGTTTTCTAAGTAGATTTGCTATTGACATTATGAGAATGGATAAAGAAACTGCTGAAATACGGCTTAAATTTATTGATTATAATGACGAATATTTTCAATATTTTAATGAAGCTGTTGGATTATACTCATTAATTGAAGACTGTGTAGCAATGTTTAGAAGAATACTTGAAATTATACGTATTTTAAAATCAGCAATTCCAAGTAAACCAGCTGAAATAAACGCAATAGAAGAGTTTTTACAAAAGCTAGCATCTGATAGAAGCAGTAATTTAACTTCAGATGAAGAATTAGGAAATATTAGTGCTGTTAAAACTACTCGAGAGGGAGACATAATAAGAGGAAGCGAAATGGAAGAATTTGGTTACGAATATTTAGACTTTATTAAAAACGGTTTACCTTCTGTTAGTATGTTGTTAACAATAGAAACACAATTACAAACATATTATAAACAAGCAACTGAGTTAATGAAGAAAACTGAATTTCCTCTTCCTAGAAAGAAAATGCCATATGAAGAATGGGGAGAAAAATTTGTTCGTTCTGGAATTATAGCTTCTATGAGAATTAACTATGATAAGTTATTACAAGTTTTATTTAATGTTGAAAATGCTTTACAAACCAGCGAAGAATGGACTCCTTTAAAAATTAACAAAATGGTTAGAAAATATAATTTATTTAAACGCGAAGGAGAACCTATGGAAGAATATTCAGTATCTGAAGAAGAATATGTTCCTCCTACAGATTCAGCAGTTAGAGATATGCAATTATTTAGAAACACACAACGAAAAAGCGAAAATGTTCCAAGTATTGAAGAATTAGGAAACCCTCCAGAACAACCAGAAGAACAACCAGAAGAACAACAACAACCACAGCAAACACAAGAAAGACAAAATTATGAAGACATACAAAATTTTCAATATTACAAAGACACTTTACAACATGTATTGCAAGACACTAGTAAATACGACTTAACTCAATTACAAGACTTAATTAACAATATGAATGCAGATATGCCTTATTTAAAATTACAATTAACTATTTCACAGAAAGACATTGACAACGGTAAATATACTATTGAACAAATAATAAACTCTATAATTCAAATAATTGACAAGAATTTAAATGAATTAGGCGCTTCAGGTAGCGGTATTATTAAACGTAGAGGACGCCCAAAGGGTTCAGGTATTAAACAACCTAAAAAGAAATATAAGGACATTGTTAAAAGTTCAGTTTCATATGACAAAGGTATTTCTGAAACTCCTCGTTTTGTTAAATTCGGACGTTACTTAATAAATATGCATAAACTTAATAACGAGGACATATTAGCAATTAAGCGCCCATCTGGAAGTAATATTTCAGAAATACCAAGCACTAAACTATCCAAAAATATGTCAAGTGTAATTAAAAAAATGGTTGGAGGAAGTATTCCAACATATTCAGACATTAATAATTTATCTGAATCCGAAAAAGCATATTTACATAAAGTTTCTAAAGCAAGTAATATACTAGAAAAATTTGACATACCAGCACCTTCAAAAGACTCACTAGAAAAAGACATACATCAATTTGAAGTAATGAAAGGCGAAATAATGGCAGGAAACGACAATAAAGACTTAATAAAGAAATTCAAGTTACACATTATAAAATTGTCAAATAATGGAACATTAAACAAAAAAGACGTAAGCGAAATTTTAGAAGAATTATTAATGTTAGGTTATTAATATTTAAACATTAAAAATATATAGTAATAATTATTATAATGTCAACAAGCGGAATATATAATTATTGGCCTAAGGTTACACACCCTAACGCTATATTACCTCAAACAACTTCAGACGGATTTCAAAAGCCTTTTTATTTCGGAGGTTCTCAAGTTCCTATTAATTTAAACATTGCTACAGGTTCAGGTATTTATACTCCATATATTAGTCATACTAATATGAAAAACACAATGTCAGCAGAAAAAAGAGGAACTGGATTAACTACAACTAAAAACCATAATATTCATTTACCTAAATACTTAAAAACTGTGAAATATTAATTAATACAATAATATACATATTTAAAACTTTCTTATTATTAATAGTATATAATAATAAATTATGTTCGTTATAGTATTGAACCAAACTAACTTAGTCCAAGACGGACAAAATAATAAACTAGTTTATAGGTTTCCAAATTCAACAATATTAAAAGACAAATATATTGCTGTATCTAATGTATCGATGTTTTATTCATGGTTTAATATTACTTCTACCTCTGGTAATAATACATTAACATATACTTGGACAAGCGGAGCCGTAACAACAACTTATAACATAATAATTCCTGACGGTTTATACGAAATTTCTGAAATTAATAACTATTGTCAATTTGTAATGATTCAAAACGGAACATATTGGGTTAATTCAGTAGGAGACAATGTTTATCCATTTGAAATATTGTTAAACCCTCAACGTTATGCCGTTCAAATTAATACATATTTAGTTCCTTCTTCCTTACCAACTGGCGCAACTGTTCCGGTAAATTTTCCAGGCTGGCCAACTACTCCGCAAAATCCTGTTATAACAATTCCAGCAAAATTTAATATTATTGTTGGTTATACTGCTGGTTTTGCAACAAATGCAAACGTAAATAACGCATATGTTCCTCCAACACCTGCAACAGTTCAAACAAATTATGCGTCTAAATTGTCAAACGGAACATTAAGTTATTTGTCTAACACTTCCCCTCAAGTTCAACCAAATAACAATGTATTATTTTCTATTAGTAACATTAATAACCCATATTCTCAACCTTCTAGTATTATATATTCTCTTAACCCAAATGTAGCTGTAGGAGAACAAATATACGAAACACCTCCTAATTTCATGTGGAATAAGCTAATTGACGGAACTTATTCAGAATTGCGTTTAACATTTTTAGGAAATGACTTAAGCCCATTAATTATTAACGACCCAAATATGACTATATTATTAACAATTCGCGATAAGGACGAAGGTTTTCTGGTAGGAAAATAAACTTACTAGTAAAATTCCCAACAATGCTGTGTTTTTATAAAATAAACAATTTATAGAATTATTATATAGTATATAATATATATTATACAATGAATAATTTCGAAGACGACAATTATATAAACAGACTATATGACGAAGCTAATAATGCCCGTAATAGTCTTATGAATGACTTAAAGAATGACAAAGAATGTCAAAAAGAAAAGACTATTAACAACAAACTTCAATGTGTAGACAATATAATGAAAAGTATACTGAAGTATAGAAATATTAGAATAAAGGAAAAATTAAAAGGCGACTTATAATTTAAAAAATAAAAATACATATAGTATTATATTACAATGCCATTTAATACAGCTAGACATATTAAGTTACCAATGCGTAACTCAACTTTACAATCTCATAACTCTAAACTAATTAATAGTTCTATTTCTGGAGGTGGTATGGGTTCTGTTTTACTATCTACAGGTGGAGCAGGTTCGGCTTCTTCTTATTATGATATAGATGACTATATTCATACAACCGGTATAAACCCATATGCTAGGGCAGGCATAAACCCTGTTAAACCATCAGGAACTGGTTTGTCTAAAATTACCTCTAAATTAAGCAAATTATCTGTTGTTCCTGAAGGCGTTAAACGTAAAAACATAACAATGAGTTTTTAAACAATTGTTATATAATAAAAAATAAAATTAATAAAATATTTGTAATTTAAATATTTATGCATATTAATATTATTATACATAAAAATAATGTCTGACAAATTAGTTTTTGACTTAGCTCAAGAAGTTGAAGGAAGTCCAAATGTATTTATACGCAAAGATTGGATTAATATTCTTGACAACCAAAACCAAAACTACAATAACAACCAATCCATTATTGACACATCTCAGCTTTCTAACAGTAACAAATATATGAGTTACAGAGAAGCTTATTTTTTAATGCCTTTATTATTAACTCTTGTTAGCGACGCAAATGAGGAATTTTTTCCTGAAACTTCACCATCTGACTATTCTATTGGTTTAAAAAATTGGTTTGGACAAATTATTCACTCATTTACATTAGACTATAACGGAACTACAATTATTCAACAAACTCCTTATATTAATATGTGGAACTCATTTAAACTCATGACTTCATTAAGTTATGGCGACATTATTACTCAAGGAGCAACAATTGGTTTTTATCCTGATGACGCTACTACATGGACTTGGAACCCTGCTTCTGATACTATTACTGACGCAATAAGAGCATCTCACGGACAAGGTGTTTGTAATAATACCAATTCATTAAATAATGTTGTTATTAAAAATCCTGCTAGTGAATTCAATCAATACAACTCAGGAACAGGTAATAAAGGTTTAGCTTATAGACAAAGTTATATTAATTATGATGCAAATTTAACAACAGACGGAACAAGTTTACCTTATTCTGGAACAGCTTATCCTACTGCATATTCCGAATTACTTACAGGTAGCGCATGCTCTCAAATGTGGAAAAGTCATATTATTAAAAAATTAGATGCTACTGCTACAACATCAGGAGTTTTACAAATTGCAGTTACTGGTATTATTTATTTAAAACATATTCATAGTTTCTTCAACATGTGTCCATTGTTAAAAGGTGTATTTATGAAAATGACTATGAATTTAAATAATACTACTACAACTTTTTCAGCAGGTTTTAATAGCACTAGTAAAAAATTCTTAGCCTGTAGAGGTGTATCAAATTCTATTGGTGGAATTAACCCATGTATGATTGCATCTGTAGGATTAACAAATATGGATACAATTATTACACAAGGAGCAACTTCAACAGCAAGCGTTATATTATATCCAAATGGTGGAGCTAATTTACTACCAACAGTTGGCAATAATAATATTGTTAATTACAAATATAACGTATCTGTAGGAGGCCGTTGTTTAGATGGAACTATATCAAGTAATCCTGTAGTATCTACAACTACAATGTCTCAATCCGTATATTTATATATTCCTGCATATACATTTAATCCTGTATTCGAACAAGCTTACTTATCAAGTCCTGTTAAACAAATTAAATATACTGATGTATACCAATATCAAGTCCTTAATATTGCAGGTAATGATACCGGTGTTTTCAATAACTTACTTACTAATGGAATTGCAAATGTTAAATCAGTATTATTATACCCAATGTATTCTAGTTCTACTTCAAACGGCTCAGTTACTTGTGCATATACAAACACTTTAAGTATTCCATTATCTGCTAACTCAGGATTCCTTAACGGTGTTCCAGTATATCAAAGTCCTTTCGACCCAGTAGGAACCGGCCCAACTTCTCCATTATGTTTAATTAAGAACTTTAACATTCAAGTTTCAGGCCAAAACGCAATTTATAACCTTGAAAAGTATCCATTCGAACAATTCAATAACCAACTTTACGGACAAAATGCCGTTAATGGTGGATTAACTGATGGTATTACTTCAGGATTAATTGACAGACAAGCATTCGATATGAATTATTGCTATTACTATGTTAACGTAGAACGAATGTTACCTGTTGAAATGTCTGTTCCTAAATCAATTCAAATTTTGGGAACTAATGCTTCAACTAGAGCAATTGATTTATACTGCTTTGTTGAGTATGGAGTTGATATATCTATTGACTGCTTAACAGGAGCAAGGGTTTAAACATAATAACACCCCATTATTTAATTATTAAACATTATTTAAAACTATGTTATGCTATTTATATATTATAACATATGTCTCATATAATTACTATTGACGCAAGTCCTCACCAACTTTCTAAACTTAGAAATGGACACCGTGTAAGAGTTAAAAAAGGAACAGGCTTTAATGTCATTGTTCAACCGGATACTTATCATTTAGTAAGCCGAGCATTTGCTAAAAACAAAGGTATTGAAATTGCTTTGTCTCCTTCTGAATTGGAAACAAATAGGGGTTTGTCTCCTGAACAACATGCTGAATTAAAAGAAGCACAACCTGAAATGGCTGGACAAGGTATATTCGGTAAGAAGTTTGACAAAGTATTAAAAAAAGCAGGAATTAAAAAACTTGCTTATAGACTTGGAGACGAATATAAACCAATGGCTAAAGCTGGTATAACTGCTGGTTTAGCTTCAGGTGCTACTGCATTAGGAGCTGTTCAACCTGAATTAGTTCCATTTCTTCCTGCTGGTGTAGGTGCTTTATCTGGATTAGCTTATGACTATTTAGACAATCCTACAAAATATCAAAGTGGTTTCAGCGGTATTAAAGCTAAACCTTCTCGAACAATTGCCGAACAAGCAGTTAAAGCAAAATTAAACGAAAAACTAAATGAACAATTAGGAACAAATTATGACTACATGAACAGAGCAGGATTAGAAAACGCAATAGCTCAACAAGGCTTAGCTAATTTAAGTAATGAAAGTTTTGAGTCTAGACTTGCTTCTAAACGTTCTAGAATTGCTCCAACAGGTTACGGTTTATATGCTGGTAAAGGTTTAGGAGAAAGAAGTATTATGGGAAGAGGAAATATAAATTCTTCTGGTTATGTTCCTCCTGCTTTAGTTTCTCAACCTATGGGAGCTAACTTTCAATTTCAGCATTTCTTTCCTACTCAATACCAAGGTTTAACAAAAGGTTCCGGTTTATTTGCTTAATTAATTAATAATAAAAATTATACTTAAATATATAATATACAATATATAATATTATATATATAATGTCATTAACAGATTCACAAATTGAAGACTTATGTCAAAGAATGAGTATTCCATTAGGAGATATTTGCTTTAAAGACGAGTTGCCTGACAAATTAGATTTTAATAAAGGTTACTTTATTAATTTACAAGACTCAGTTGACCAAGATGGAAAACCAAACCAAGGAACTCATTGGACATATGTTGAATGTGTCAAATACCCAAATGAAAAAACAGAAGCAATATATTTTGACTCTTACGGTGTAGCACCTCCTGAAAATGTTAAGAGAGTTGTTAAAAATACATTAGGCAGAGAGGGTTTACCATATGTAACAAAAGACATACAAAGTTTAATGAATAATGCTTGTGGTTTCTATTGTTTGGCATTTGCTCATTACATTAACGCCTCACATTACAGAACCAATAATTTATATACAGATGTTGATACGTTTATGGATTTATTCGAAGACTTAAACAAGTCAACTGATTTTAAGAAAAACGAATATATATTAAAAATATTCTTTAGAAGTGCTGACCCAAAATTAAGAAAAGAAATTGACGTTATTACAAATGACGACACAAAGGGAGAAATAGATGGTTTCAGAATTCCGGTTGATGTTAAAGTTTTAAATAAATAAATATATATATATAACAATATAAAGAAATATTAATATATATTATATATAGCATATATTAATAATGGAAAATAATAATTCAGAAGAAAAAGTTATTATTAAGTATTCTTCATACACCGAAGCACAAAAACGCGCAACACAAAAATATAGACAAAACAATAAAGACAAAGTAAATGAACAAAGAAAGAAGTATTATAAAGAGCGTAAGGAAAAGGACCCAGAATTTTTAAAATACAAAAGAGAAAAGGCAAAAGAATATTACCAAAAGAAAAAAGCAGACATATTATTTAACAAACAAGAAGAATTAGAAAAACAAAAAGAATTAGAAAAAGAATTAGAAGACATTGAAGAAGAATTTAAATCAGCTGAACCAGTGGAATTATTTATAGCAGATACAATACCAGCTAATACAGAAGACATTAATAAAGTATTGGAAACAATTAAAGAAGAAGACAATGACATCATTGAAACTGTTGAAGTCAAACC